TGTAGCTGAAATTACCAAACTCGGTGACGTGCCGCAGACCTTCACGGCTGTTGACGTTGGAGCCGCTCGACAGGAGGGACTGAATAATGCCGCTACCTGATTTCGCTGGCACAGTACAAGGAACGCCGATTATTTGGGGTCAGTCCGGAGCCTCTGGTGTCACTCGCGAACTGTCGTTCAACAATCTTGCAAATGGATCGGCTCAACAGGGCCAGTCTGCGGACCTCGCTCTCAGCGTCGGCGGCATTTTTCTGCTGCCGGATTTTTGCTGGGTGTATCTGTCGGTTGAGACAGGCACTGCTCCGACTGCAAGCCTTACGTTTGAGGCGTATCTGGTGAGCAGTTACGACAACACCCTATGGCCGGCAAAAGTCACTGGCTCAAACGGCTCTTACACGCTCGGCACATCCGATGCAAACCTTCGGCAAGCCGGACCGCCTGCGGTGACACTGGTGGCAACGAGCGACGGCAATACAGTGCTGACGCAATTCCCTTCCGTTTGGTATCCACGAGGCCGATACGTTGCACCGATCTGCGACAACAACCTCGGTCAAGCAGTCCGCAACGAAACTACACCTGCTGACAACGGCTCACGCCTGATCGTCGTTCCAGTGTACCCAGCAATCGTTGAGGCTCTGTCATGAGATCAGACTGGGGCTATTACGGCACCTACGACGAATCCGCCCATGCGGACCTCTGGGGCGGCGTCGTCGGCTACTGGGCACCGTGTCTTGGTCCGACTGGAACGCGATTGCATGATCTAAGCAGGTACAATAATTGGGGCACGCTGACAGGAATGGACGCCGCTGCAGATTGGATGGTGCAGGACGGCCAGTACGCGATTAATTTTAGCGCGAGCGACTACATCAACATTGGCACAAACAGACTGACAAATGCGCTTCGCAATGAATTGACGGCCACAGCATGGATTCGCCCATTAGGCACTCAGGCTGCGGACTACTCGCCGATTTCGCAGTTTTTCAACTCATCCTCTGCGTGGATGATTTACATCGCTCCAACAGTGATTGCGTACATTAACGGAGGTGTTCGGGCAAGTGGAACAACGACTGTTTCGACGAGTGGCGTTTGGCAGCATGTGGCGATCACACTTAGGGGAGGCGTAGCAGCGGCCTATTACAACGGCAAAGCGGAGGCGACAGGCAACGTGACCGGAACAATCACGCTGAACAACGGAGATTTGCAAATTGGTTCATATAACGGCGGTCAAGTGATTGACCGATCGATTCGCGGCATGGTGGATGATGTGATTATTTGGAATCGCGGTTTAACAGCGACAGAGATGTGGAGACTCTACCAACTCGGCCGCGGTGGAATGCTGGAGCGTAGACGACGACGAAGAGTCTACACTGAGCAGGCTGGATTCCGGGCACACTACAGACCACAACGAGCACAGTTAATTGGCGGAGGGCTGAGATAATGTATCCACGAAACGCAGCCAGCCCCGAACGAATAAGCATCGGTGCAGTCGTGCAGATCAGCGATGGGGCTGTGCAGACTTCAGGTGTTGCAGTGAAGGTGATTCCGTTCGGCGGCAGTGAAGCAAGCGGAGCCGGGACTGTCGCCTATTCGGCTGACGGTGTCGTGCTCTACACACCGACGCAGGGTGAAACGAATTACACGTCGTTTATTTTGGTGGCCAGCAAATCAGGTTGCATTCCGGCGACCGTGACGGTGGTGACATCGGCTGCAGGTATTGCATCGATCGCAGATGCTGTTTGGGATGAAGCATACAACCAGCACACAACCGCCGGCACATTCGGCAAACTGATGGACATTCTGCGGAAATCCAACACGGTCTTAGAGGGCACAATCCTTGCGAGCCCGACACCGACAACGACCGTTTTCAAGGTGAGTGGCATAGACTACCCAACTGGGGCGCTTGAGCACGCCATTCTGTGGATGGCATCAGGCACCAGTCAGAACCAAAACAGCCCGATCCTGACGACAGTGAACAACGGCGACGGCACTGTCACCGTGACGCTGGAAGAGGCGTTGGTGACGGCGCCTGTAGCTGGTGATACGGTGTTGATTGATCCGACAAGCCATGTGCACGCGATTGTGGATATACAGGGCGTCATGCCGGACAGGCTGGGGTATTTGCTGTCGATACTTGCGGGGGCGATATCTGACGCAGGAACGGCGGCGGAAACTTACACGATCACACTTGGGGCGAGTACGTTTACTGTGGACTACTCTGGGCTCGATAGCACAGGTAACAGGACAGGGGCGACCCTGACAAAAACATGAGCGTCGGCCGATACATAATGCGGCCCCGCGTGTTCCAGGGGCGAGTGTTTGCGGGGTGGGCGCTGGCCAACTCTGGGGCTGTCGTCGTTGTGGCAAATGTCACGACGCGGCTAAACCTCGTGGGCACATCACAGCGACGGCTGGCAATGGCAGGCACATCACAAGAGAGGCTCAGCACGATCGGCACATCAGGCCGACGGTTGAGCGTGATTGGGAGTAGTGAGATATGAGTCAGGTGATTCATCAGAGGCGAGTGGGTGACACTCGGACCGTGTTGCCTGTGACACTTCAGCAGCCGGATAGTACAGGCGCATTGCAGGCTGTGAACCTCACTGGGTTGACGGTAGAATTCTCGATGGTCAACGCTGCAACTGGGGCGGTGAAAATCGCGAAGACATCGACGGGTGTTTCTGTGGTGACGGCTGCAGCTGGCACGGTGAACTACGATTTCTCCGCGGGTGGTGTGGATGAAGCGGGCATTTTTTACGGCACGTTTACGGTCACTCAATCAGGCGAGACGGACGCGTTCCCCGTGAGGAGGATGGATCTGAAGATTTTGATTGACTCGGCTACGCAGACGGCGCAGCAGGCGTATGACGCAGCGGTGGCGGCATGAAGCGGCGAAAGGTTTTCAAGCCCTGCAAAGCCTGCGGAAAGCCTGTGGAGCGGTTTTTTTATTCGCCTGAGCCGAAGCATGGCACGTTTTGCAGTTCGCAGTGCAAGCAGGCGGCAAATCGCATTGAAAAGCAGTGTATGCGATGCAATGCGGTGTTTGAGACAACTAAGCACGATAGGGTGTATTGCAGTGCAACTTGCAAAAAGCGTCGGCCAAATTGCAAGGGCTGCAACAAAGAAGCGGCAAAGGAGTCGCGATGGTGCTCGGCGGAGTGCTATCGGGCAGCAGTAGTAGAGGCAAATGTAAAAACGTGCATTCACTGCGGGAAGAGGTTTTGGAGAAGTAAACGCAAATTGCAGCAATCCGCGAACGCACATCGCTACTGCAGTAGAGGTTGCGCATTTAGCGCGCGGGCGGAAAGGAAGGCGGCGAGGGTTGCGGCTGAAGTTGAGGCCCGTGAGTTGCGTTGCAGGGAAACGAACTGGTGGTTGGATGATATCGAGCGGGAGATCGATAGGCAGATGACAAGGCTGCTTCCAAGGACTACGGATCGGGTGCAGAGAAAAATTCTTGAGGCATTAAGGAGGAATGAATGCAGAGGCAATTTGATTTTGAAGCCGCAGCAGCGAGGAACCAATTTGACGCAGGCCGTTGCAAGATTGGAAATCAAGCGGCTCGATCCGTGGCTGTACAAAATCCAAAACAAGTTGGCCAGTGCACGCCAGCGACTGAATCGCAAGCAGCACGGAAAAAATTGCGAGTACAGACAACAAGGCAACTTCGCGAGCGAATCGAACGGATTGGGTGGCGATGTGAACTCAGCGGAGCAAAGTTGACTGCAGACACATTTTCTCTGGATCACATTGTCCCCCTTGCTTATGGTGGTTCACATGATGCGAGCAATATTCAGTTCGTTCATCCGATTGTCAATGCAATGAAGGGGACGCTGAGTATGCAGGAGTTTGTAGGATGGTGCAAATTAGTAGCGGAACATAAGGGTGGGGAAAGTGAGTAGGTTCTTCCCAGTGTTCAGATACTGATACCACACACGGCGGCCCACGGGCGCCGGTTTCTTTTGTTTGCAGTCTCTAACCATGTACGGACCAGCCAAAATGACCGCCCTGCCAGAGCAATCTGGGGAGGGGCAGGAACTGAGGATCCTGGCCGACCCCGCAGATCACAAACAGACCCTCGTAGATGCTCGCCTAATGGCCCGGGCAGTCCGCGAGCGATGGCCGATTGACGAGGACAAACGCGCGGCAATCGTCAACCGCCTTTGTCGCATCGTTGACACGGAGCAGGTGGCCTCAATTACCGCCGATGGCCGCGAGGTAAACGACGAGGATAAGGCCACGCGAAACAGCATCGCCGCAGCTCGTGTTTTGGTCGCAATGATTGGGCAGAATCAACGCGACGAACTACCGCACGGCGGCCCACTGCCACCTGTGGTTAATGTAGGAGTGCAAGTAAATGGCAATCCTCAGCCCGGACGAACTCTTGCAAGTCAGATCGCTCAACGAATCCGAACTGAGCGACTTTCTGGCAACCCTACCCAGTGACATCCTCGACGACGTTGCAGCCGAAATCGACGGCCTCGAATTCAGCGACAACTACGCCAACGACCGCAGCCGCCGCAACGCTCAGGCAATCAACGCCAAAACCGCAGCCGCTCAGGAAATCGGACCACTCGCAACAGTCCGCGACCCCGCCCGCAGGCAACGCTGCAAAACGGACCTCCTGGACTTCGCCCTGACCTACTTCGCCGAAACGTTTTACATCAGTCTGGCCCCCTATCAGGTGGCAATGTTCGAGCGTTTTCAGTCCGTTATCCTGACTGGTGGCCGCGAAGCTCACGCAGTCCGCCGCGGTGGCCTTAAATCAACCTGCGCCCGTGTTGCCGCAATCTGGGCAGCAGTCTACGGACACCGCCGCTTTATTGTTCTCGTGGGCGCAACCGACGACAAAGGTACGGAGCACCGTGACAATTTCTTCGCCCTCATGGCCAGCAGCCAATCACTGGCCGATGACTTCCCTGAGATCGGCCCACTGGTCTTGAAATGGAAGCAACCCAAACGCCAATTCCGGCTGGACGGCCGACTTCTCACGTTGCACCCCAAAGACTCTCGCGGCTGCATCGTATTCCCGGACATTCATGGCACTGACTGCGACCAGATCAGAGTTGCCCCGTATTCGCTCATGAGCACTGACGTTTCCGGCCTCTCATACGTCAATACCGCTGGCGTTTCTGTCCGCCCTGACCTGCTCGTGTTCGACGACGTTCAGACCCCACAGTCCGCACAAAGCCCACTCCAGACCGATGAGCGCGAAGAGTTGATTACAAAGACCTTCATGGGCTTGGCAGGCCTTGGGAAGGAAATGGCCTCGATTATGGTTTGCACAGTCCGCCAGCATCAAGACCTCACCGAACGATTCATGGACCGCAAGCGCCACCCAGACTGGCACGGCAAGATTTGGAAATCAGTCTTACGAATGCCCGACCGCTCCGACCTTTGGGATCGCTACGCCGCACTCCTCGGCACAGGCGACACACCGAAGGACGGCAAGCGAGCCGCACAGGCATTCTACGCCGGCAACCGCGACGAAATGGACGCCGGCGGCAAGGTGGCATGGGAGCATGACAAGCTACCCGACGAGCTTTCCGCCCTGCAATCACTGCTCACAGTCCGCGCCCTGGATCCAGAATTCTTCCGCCGCGAGATCCAACAAGAAGGCGGCGCCCCTGCAGACAGCAGCGGAATGAGGCTCGACAGCCAGCAAATCATCACCCGAATCAGCCGTATTCCTCGTGGCGTCGTACCGTCGCAAGCAAACTACCTCACGGCCTTTATCGACAGCTCTGACCAAGTGCTCTGGTGGATGGTTTGCGGCTGGCAAAAGGACTTCTCGGGAATCATTATTGACTACGGCACATGGCCAGATCAAGGGCGACCGGCATTCTACAAATCAGACCTCGCCGCAAAGATCAGCCAGCAACTTCCGAACGCATCATGGGAAGAGGCATTCACCCACGCGCACAACGAACTCGAAGCCCACCTGCTGCGCCAATTCCCCGGGCTCGATATCATCCTCAAAGACTGGGCAGATGGGCAACAAAAACCCAGAATTGAATCGCAGATCATGGCCTCCGCAAACCGCAACCGCATCAGGCCGTCAAAAGGGTTTGCGCCAAAGCCTGGACGCAAGCCGGTGCACTTGTGGGGCGACCAGCACAAAGACCGCCAGAACGGGCAATACTGGGTTGAGAAGCGAAGCGAGACGCCGACTCACATCCAATACGACACCAACATTTGGAAGAGCCACGCAGCCCGCAGGCTCCAAACAACGATCGGAGCCCCGTCCGCCGTCCTGCTTCCGGGCATTAGTGACCGCGAAAATCGCCTATTGGTCGAGCATTTGACTAGCGAAATCCCAAAGCAAATCACTTATGATAACGCCGCAGGAGTGGTATGGGAGGCAATACCGGGGCGTGACAATGACTGGTGGGACTGCTATGTCGGCTGTTGTGTTGGGGCAAGTATTGTCGGAGTGGGCATGGCAGGAGAGCGACCAGCCAAAGCCGAACGCAGGACCTTCGCTCTACCGGGAGCCGTCCGTGCATGACGATCGGCGACAATTTCAACTCCCGCACAGTGGGCTATCATGCCAGCACTGCGGAGAGCATTTGCCGCGCGTCAGTCACACACGCACTACACCGGGATTCATCCTGAGGGAGCGACATTGCACAAAGTGCGGCCGCATCAATACGACCTCAGAGCGTATCGTGGGAACGCGGGAGCGGATCGGTAAACGATCATTCTCCGACCCCTGCCGCGAGTAGTTGGCAGTAATGCCACCCTGCTATTCACAGCCGCACGGCATGCCGCAAATATGCGAGCATGAGCACACCCGCAGAAATCCTCGCCGATGAAGCCGCAAAGGCAGCAAGCGTCTCAAATGACGGCGTTACCGTCGCGCGTCGATCGCTCAGCGAGTTGATTGAGTACGAAAAACACCTCGCCAGCAAAACGGCAACGACAGATCCGGCCGCCGGCCTTCGGGCAATGATTACGCGCATCGTCCCGCCGGGAGGGCACTAATGGGACGGCGACGCGGAGGGCGAGCAGCAGCAGTCATTACGCAACGCACGCCAGAGCGGCCGCGAGAAGTCCGCGCGAAATTTGACCTCGCACAGACGACTCCAGAGAACCGCCGCCACTGGACGCACGCCGACGGCCTCGCAGCCCGCGCCGCTCTATCTCCTGCCGTTCGTCGTGTCGTCCGAATCCGCTCCCGGTACGAGTCTGAAAATAACTCGTGGTATGCTGGCATCCTTCGCACCGCGGTAAACCACATCGTCGGCAGTGGCCCACGCTTGCAAGTCCTCACGCCAGACCCCGCAGCCAATCAGCGACTGGAATTAGCCTGGCGACAGTGGACCGCCCGTGTTGATTTTGCGGACATCCTGCGGACTGCCGTTGAAGCATATTGGCGAGACGGCGAAGTTTTCGTCATGCGATCGGACCGCCCGCGATGGTATCCACTCGGCCTCGACCTGCTGCCGCTTGAGGCCGATCAAATAGCCATGCCGTGGCAGCAGAGTCAGTTGCAGGACCCGTTCGTTGATGACGGCGTTAGATTCGACCAGTCATTGAATGAACTCGAATTCTACGTCTACGACAGCCACCCCGGCTCGACGGCGCCGGTAAGCCTTCTCAGCGGCAACTGGTATCCTGCCAGTGAAGTCCTGCACCTGTTCCGCGCCGAGCGCCCAGGGCAAACCAGAGGTATTCCGCGGGCAACGCCGGCGCTGCAAACCCTGCCAATCATGCGACGGCAGGAACTCGCGACGCTGTACAGCGCAGAGACCGCCGCCAACTTCGCAATGTATCTGAAGAGCACATCGCCGGCCGCAACCCCAGCGGCCAGCCCGGCAGACTTCGCAGAAATCGAAATCACCCGCAACATGCTGACTACCCTGCCGGAAGGCTGGGATATCGGGCAGGTTGAGCCAAAGCAGCCTGGCCCATTGTACGAAATGTTCCAACGGCAGGCTCTCATGAGTTTTTGCCGCTGCACAAACATGCCGTACACGCTCGCAGCAGGCACAGGCAAAGACGCGAATTTCAGCTCCTTCAAAGGTGACATGGCTAACGTCTGGGCTCCCGAAGTCCACGTCGAACGCGACCGCATCACATGGGCAATCGTCGATCGTGTTTGGCTGTGGTTTCTGGAATCAGCGGTATTCGTCCCCGGGCTGCTCGCAGGCCTTCCCAGCATCGCCGAAATCGCTCACCAATGGACATGGCCGCCACTGCCTGAACTTGACGCAACAGAAGCCGCTTCAGCCGCCGCAACCCGACTGTCTACTGGCCAATCAACGCTCAGCGAAGAACACGCACGACGAGGCAAAGATTGGGAAATGGAAGCCGCCCGGGCTGCTGCTGACTTTGGTGTTTCCGTCGAAGAATACAAGAGGGCGGTGTTTGCAAAAACATTCGGTCTCCAGCCGGCGAGTCCTGCAATGGCGCCTGCGTCATCCCAGGCCTCAACGCAAGCCGCCGGCGAATATACAACCATTGGGCAACGGGCATTCAGCAACAACCAAAAACGCATCCGCCGCGCACTCGATGAACTCACTGAAGGGACAGCCTCGCGTGCATTCACAGAGCAAACACTGGCATCAATCGGCCTCAGCGCTGAACGCATCACAGCCCTGATCGACGACGCCTTGGAAGACGAAGTCAGCGATGACGAACTCAGCGAAATTGAAGCCGCAGCAAGCCTGAAAGCCGCCGGCAAATATGACGGCATTGACTTCACCCCGCCCGCTGGCGTTCGATCAGAGGCGAAGAAGGGATTAGAGTGGCGTCGTGAATACAACCGCGGCGGAACTGCCGTAGGTGTGGCAAGGGCTCGCAATCTAAGCAACGGCGACGCCATGAGCCCCGAGACGATCGGGCGCATGGTGTCCTATTTTGCCCGCCATGAGGTGGACAAAAAGGGGCAAGGCTGGTCGCCCGGTGAAGACGGCTTTCCGTCAGCCGGCCGCATCGCGTGGGCTCTGTGGGGCGGAGACGCAGGCGCAGCATGGGCTAACAAAGTGAGCCGACAAATGGACGCGAGGGACGACAACGAATGAAACCAATCGCACTCACAGCAACCCTACAACTCAAAGTTGCTGAAGGCACAAAGCCCCGCCGCTTTTCTATTCTTGCCTATACCGGTGGACCTTTGCCGGTAAGCGGTTTTGATCTGCCTGTCGTTGTGGACCTCGCAGGCCTAGAAGCCCCGGGCAACGTGCCAATCCTGCTCGACCACCAGAACACCGTTGAGGCAACGCTGGGCGTTACAGACACAATCACAAACGATGGCCAGAGCCTAATGCTTGCAGGCCCTGTTACAGGCGTCTCCGACAAGGTGCAAGGTGTTCTGCAGCAAGGCGCAGCCGGGCATCAATGGCAGGCCAGTATTGGCGCCAGAATCATCGAAGAAATCGAAATCAAAGCCGGTGAGTCTGTTGAGGTGAATGGCCGCATTCAAAACGGCCCATTTATCCTCGCTCGTCGTGCAATTCTCCGCGAAACGTCAGTGCTTCCCATGGGAGCAGATGGCGCCACCGCGGTAAACCTGGCAGCCGCGGCTGCCGCAATGTTACGAGGTGCAGCCGTGTCTTTCGAAGATTGGCTCAAGGACCTTGGGGTGTCTCTGGACAACATGACCCCGGAAAACAAAGCCACGTTGATGAAGGCGTGGGAAATGAAGTCAGCCCCGCCCGTGCAGGCTGAAGAACACACTGACCCAAACAAAAAGGAAATGCCTGCTATGTCAGCAGCACAAATGCCAGAACAAAAAACCGCTGCTGCAGGCGCCATGCTCGACCTGACCGCAGCCGCAGAACTCCGCAAGCAGATCGCTGGCATTCATCGCCAGCACGCCGAGATTCAGGCTAAAGCAGCCGGGCATCCTGACGTGATCGCCGCCGCCTTGGAAAACAACTGGTCTGCCGAAAAGGTGGAACTCGAAATCCTGAAGCGGCAAGTCTCCAGCGGCCGCACTCGCCCGACCTCGTTTGTTTCCGCTCAAAACGGCGGTGATCCATCTCGTATCCTTCAGGCTGGCCTTTCAATGGCTCGTGGCCACAAGGGCACGGATAAGGAATACACGGACGCCGAACTCCAGGCCGCACAGACTCAATTCCGTGGACGCATTGGCCTCCAGCAAGTGATGCTGATGGCTGCCGCAGCAAACGGCATGTCTGTCATGCCTGGAACCAAACTCCACGACGGCAATCTTCGCGAAGTGATGACCTACGCATTCGGCCGCAACATTCAGGCCGGATTCTCAACTGTCAGCCTTCCAGGCATTTTCAGCAATCTGGCCAACAAGGAACTGCTGCAGGGGTTTGAGGAAGTCGCCAACAACTGGACGGAGATCGCTGAGATCAAGTCCGTTTCTGACTTCAAGACCCACACGTCCTATCGCTTGTTGGACGACATGGAATACGAGGAACTCGGCCCCGGTGGCGTGATTAAGCACGGCAAAATCAGCGAGGAAAGTTACACTCGATCCGCTGACACTTACGCGAAGATGTTCAGCCTCACTCGCCGCGACATCATCAACGACGACCTTGGCGCATTCGACGACCTCCGAACTCGCCTCGGGCGTGGCGCTGCCCGTCGCCTGAATCGTCTTGTGTGGACAACCTTCCTCAGCAATCACACGACGTTTTGGACGACCGCTCGCACCAACTACATTGAAGGTGCAACCACCAACCTCGGCACCGACGGTGTCGGCTTGACCGCAGGCGTGAAAGCCTTCCGTCAGCGTCTCAGCCCGCTCGTGACTGGTGCAGAATCGACCAGCCGCATGACGCTCGGCGGACAGCCCACAAAGCTGCTTGTTCCACCGGAACTTGAAGCCATCGCAGAGGCTCTGTATGTGGCCCGCAACCTGACTGCCGTGAAGGCCTCCGACGTGAACATTCACGCCGGCAAATACCGCCCGGTGGTTGCAACGGAACTTTCCGACAGTGCTTACGGTGGCGGCTACTCCTCCACTGCCTGGTACCTGTTCGACGACATCCTGAAGCCCGTCGTGGTTTCGTTCCTCAATGGACAGCGCAGCCCAACCGTTGAATCCGCAGACGCTGACTTCAACACCTTGGGCATTCAGCTCCGTGGTTATCACGACTTCGGCTGCTCGCAGTCTGAATACCTCGCTGGTGTTAAGTCCAAAGGCGCCGCATAACGCCGCCTGATCGCACGCAAAGCCCGGTGGCGAGTGCTGCCGGGCATCTCTCGAAAACATCCTCTTAGGAGTTTATATCATGGCTCAGAGTCCTGCTTTTCTCTACAGCTCAGACGATGCTGTAGACTACACTCCCGCCGCAGCCGTGACTGGTGGCGACGTGGTTGTCTCCGGTGGTATCGTCGGCATCAGCCCAACCGACCTTGCAGCCAGCGAAAAAGGCGCCTTGCAGATTGACGGCATCTTTCAGGTGCCAAAGTCCACCGGTGCCATCGTCGCAGGCCAGCCGATTTATTGGAATCCAACTGGCACACCCGACAGTGGCGACGCAAGCAGCGGCGCAGCCAATCAGACCGGCAACGGGACTTATATGGGTATCGCCGTGCAGGCTCAGGCAAGCGGCGACAATACCTGCTTGGTGATCTTGAACGCCGGCCTTCCGCCGAAGCAGTCCGCTGTTACGGCAACCGCAGACGGCCTCACGACTGGTCTGATTCCTGCCGGCACTTCATTTGCCACTGTCACGAGCACCGACGCAAATCACCAGATCAGTTTACCAGCCGGGTTCATTGGTCAGATCCTGCGAATCCTCGTCGGCACAACCGCCTGTGAGTTGGTGTCCGCAGTCGCTGCTGACAAAGTAAATGAGGTCACAGTTGGCGCAACCAACGAACTCGCCTTGACTGCAGAAGCCCTCTACACCTGTGTCTACACGAAGAGCGGTTTCTGGATCGTCACCGGCCTCACGAAGCTCGGCGCCGCTCAGGCTGCTCTGGTTCCTGATGCTCGCTAGTCTTTGAGGTGATCCGTGAGCGACTTCGATGACGCGATTGGAGACATGACAGCCGACCTGCTCACAGAGGCCGGGGAGTCCTGCGTCTACATTCGCGGCACGGAGTCAACCACGATCACCCTTCGACGCAGTCCAGGGCGTTCGCAATTCATCGACAACGGCAACGGCGGAGTAATTGAGATCCGGCCAACTGACTGGATCGCAAGGACCTCTGCCCTGCCGTATGCGATACCGCAAGCCGGCGACATCATCACAATTGGCGGCAAGCGGTACGAGTTGCAGCCCTTCGGTGGCGAAAAGGTGTTCCGTGTTACGAGCCCACAAATGACCCGCCTTCACTCTAAGCAGGTGCAATAATGCCGGTCACGATCGCACCATCAACAGAAGCCTGTCAGGCAATCGTAGACCGCATCAATTCCGGCACGGCCTATGAGCTGGACCTGAAGGCCACCTACTCCGATTTGCTGGTGGACCCGCTCGAAGAAGTCTCCGAACTCCGCGTGGATGTTTGCCACGAATCAGAGGAGCAACTGACAGAAACCTGTGACCTCGAAGACAACACCAGGCACATCATCCGTGTATGGGTGCGCAAGAAACTACAGGCCCTGACGCCCGACGAAATCGACCCGCTCAAACTACTGACCCGCAGGATATTTCAGCGGCTGAACAACTTCCGCTCCGCTGACCGCCGCGTGATGGTGTTTGAGATCGACGACACCGCAAAAGCACAGCCCGACAAAAACGCACTGAGTCAACAGCGGATGTTTGTGGCGAATGTTCAGATGGCCGTGGAAGTGGAGGCCTCCTGATGCAGGTTAAATTTGAACTCGAAGGCATCGAGCAACTCGCAGCCAATTTCAATCGGCTTGACTTCCAAGCTCAGAAGATTGCATCGTCAGCGATTAAAGCTGGCCTGAATGTCGTCGCGCAGCAAATCAAAGCGGACCTGTCCCCGAAGATAAAGCACGTTCGCAAGACTGTTGGTGTCGTGCTCAAACGGAGCGTAAGAAAAGGACTCAAAGCTGCAAAGGTGGGCTTTAACGTCGGTAAGTTGCGACCGGAAGAGGCTGTGCGAAGTGGTCGAAATCGTGGCGGCGTTGGTATCTCAGGCGAAAATATTCACTGGTGGATTTTAGGCGCAGGTCTTGGCAACCCGCCGCGTGTCCGCAAGAAATTGGCTGGCAAGCCACCAACCGGCACAATGGCAACACAGCAGTTGACACTGGTGCCAAACGCTTACGCAAAAACGAAGCAAACCGCGTTGAAGGCAATGCAAAAGGCAGCCGCAAGGCGCTTGCGTGATTCTGTTCGTGAATTAGAACGAAAGGCTGCACGAAAGTGACAACCGCAAGCGTACGACTCATAGCCGTCATGACCCTCCCGCGATGGGAGTGCACGGCCGCACGTACGCAAATTGAGTCAGCACTGAGGCAGATCGGCATCCCATTGATGACCGCTCAGGGCGTGTTCTACGGCCAGTGCATGACTCGCCTGATGGAGTCCGCAATAGAGCAGGGAGCAGAGTGGATACTGACAATCGACGGTGATTCATGGTTTACTGCAGATCAGTTGCGACACCTGATGACTGTGTTTCACAATCGCACAGACATCGACGCACTCGCAGCATTGCAGGCACGACGCGGCGCACGGCTGCCACTGCTGTCAGTTGGCAGTGACAAAGATGGATTTGTTGAGATTGATCGCAACCCTCTACAGGTGCAAACGGCGCACTTTGGCCTCACTCTTCTCCGTACGTCAGCGATCAAGCAAATGGGTCGCCCGTGGTTTTGGTCGCAGCCCGATCCTGATGGCGGCTGGGGTGAAGGCCGCGTTGATGAAGATATCTATTTCTGGCAGGA